TTTGCAAGATTTTCTTTACCAGAGAAGAACTTGTGGCCAAACTGTCCTGTGAGTGAAACTCCAAGCAGTCTTTCTTCTTCTGTATTGTCTTTCCAAATTTTTCTTAGGTATTTGAAATCAGTTAATGTTGATTGCCATGTACCAAGAATTGTTGCAAGGCGTACTTTATTTGATACATCTTCAACTGTATCCTCTTCACGTAATACGACTTCTGAAAGGTTACAAAACTGATAAGGACGAAGAATAATTTCTGAACATGGGTTCGTTCCATAATGGATCTCAGGGTCTCTACGACCATATTTAGCTGCCTGCGCCTGCGCTGCTGCGACGTTATAGATTCCACGTTCCCCAGATTTTGAGTCATACAAAGATTTCCATTCTGCTATAAATTGCTCCATATCTGGCTTGCGTGAATATGCAACAGAATTATTTGCTAATGCACGTTGAGAATTATTTTCCCACCAGTTTCCTGCCTTTGCTTGTGCCATTTCAATATCATTAATATTTGAAAGAGAAATCATTGCTGATCTTCGAACTCCTCCAACAACAACAATTTCACCGATCTTACACATAATATCATGCGCTTCAATTGGCTTGAGTTGACGACCAGCAGCTGACTTAAACTTTGCAATAGTAAAATCAAAAAGGTTGATTAATGGCTGGGGACCAGATGATCTTCCACCCATAGTTTTAAGACGTGCACCAGCTGGACGTAACTTGCTTACATCAATTGCTGGAATCTGACCAGACCAGAGTAATGCAAGTAGCTCACGGTATGCTTTTGCCCATCCTTGCTTAGAATCTTCAACAGTAATAATTGTTGTAGACTTTTCAAAAGTTTCTGGAACTGAAGGAAGTTTATTAACATACTTGTACTCAACGGAGAATCCTACTCCAGTTCCACACATAAGAATGTACATTGTTTCATCAAAAGAGCGTGGGGAATCAACTGGTACGAATGAGCAGTTGTATCCTGCAACATGATCTCTATCTAATGCAGCTCCAGCTGTCATAACAGATCTCATTGATGGCATAACATTTCTGTTAAATACTGCGCTTTTTAGTTCTTCAACAACTTTTTGATCTGGATGATAATCCATCTTGCCTAAGTGTGAAAGCATAAAATCAAAATAGCGATCTACTGTTTCACCCCATGTCTCACGACGGTTTTCTTCTGGCATCCATCTTGCATATCGTGATAATGCAATAAAGTTTTCATACGGGTTCTCAATAGTGTTTTTCATAGTCGCCTTTTCTCCGTACTTTTAATACGGTTAATAAAATTAAGTAAGAGTACAATTCTACCAAAAGATTATTAGCAAAGATAGTCTTTAGGAAAACTTTTTAAAGATATGTTCAAATGCATTCTTGGTCAACTGCAACCAATTGTATGTCTCATGTACTTTTTGAGCTTGTGCATAGTAATATCCAGAATAAGCATTACTATTCAAGGCAAAATCTCTCATAAGCTCCAGTAGATGTTGATAGTCTGGCTCAAAGACCTTTCCTTTATGTGGATTCTGCCATGGTGAATCTATCAGCGTTGCTCTAAGCTTTAATGGACCTAAGAAGTCTTTATATTCTGCCCAGTCATAAGTTGAAATAACTGGCATTCCAGTAGCTAAAGCTTGAAGCGGAATAAACCCAAAGCCCTCTCCATAAGTTGGATACACTAGAACATCATGCTCATAGTAAAGTTGTAACATATCTTGTTCATTATAGTCATCAGTAATTATTTTAATATTACTAAACACTTTATCTGGCAATCCAACAATCTCTTTATCAATATAGTTATTATAAATTCTAGTTGTATTGTTTTTGTAAGCTTTAATTGTTAACTGATATCTTGGATCATCGCCAAACAATGAACTGAATGCATCTACAACCATCTGACCAGCTTTTCTTGGAGCTGGCTCTCCTATATGCAAAAACTTAATAACACCATCTTGCTTGCGTCTTTTAGGCTCCCAAAATGGTTCAATCCCATGTGGATAAACTCTAACATCCTTTAATCCATGTGACTCAAAAACCTCTTTGCACCATGTTGATGTTGTCCAGACTTCATCACAAACTTCTAAAAATTCCATCCATTCATCTGGTAACTCAGTAGATTCCCACGGTGTGTAACCAATCTGATATTGTCCACGATGCATTTTAAAATGCGTTGGCTGAGAAAAGTTAAGCTGAACTGGAGCTTCTTTTGTTTGGTAAGGTACTTGATGACCAAGCTTGTTTAGATTTTCTACTATATTTACTGCTGCATGACCATATCCAACAGATTTATTAAAGTTAGATCTAAGCGTAGAGAATGATATTTTCATAATATTTTCTAGTCAACTGACTTGACAGTAACTTACCGCCAATGCTACTATTATAGTCCGCTATCTCTAAAGGAGGAAATGCCAATGGAGAATATCAAGCAAAAGCTTAGCGATGTAGTTCATCACTGGACTGCTATAGGAATGATAACATTATTTCTATTTTCAGTAAACCCAGGGGTAACAGAAGCTGAGGCGTTGGTAGCAGTACCAACAAAAACTGAAGTACAACTAAAGAAAGAAACCTTAGAGAAGTACAGCAATACTGCTTACAAGCCTTCGGAGAGTCTTACAGGCCTAGAACTTAAAGAGTTGCTATGGGCTGCTGGATTTGAAGGAAAAGCCCTTAAAACGGCTTGGGCTATTGCTAAGCGTGAGTCTAATGGAAGACCCATGGCTTACAATGGTAACAGGAATACTGGAGACAGTTCCTATGGAATTTTTCAGATTAATATGTTGGGAAAACTCGGCATTGATCGTAAAGAAAAATTTAACCTGAAGTCAAATGTACTACTATTTGACCCAGTAATAAATGCAGAGATAGCGTATTATATGACCAGGGGCGGCCAAGACTGGTCATCTTGGAAAGGCTTAAATGCCGCAGCTAGGGAATGGCTCGATGACTTTCCTAGTAAGGAGAAGTAGGAGATATTGTGCAGATACAGGTAGTATCTAAATATATCGCTCTTTCGGAAGAAGGTCTTGTTTCTAGATTGGAATGTCCACTAGATCAAGGCCTTCTTTCCGTTAATGCAGATAAAAATGATAGAATATACTTATACTGTCTTTCGTGTGACTATAAAAATATTATAGGTCAAGCAGCGTATGACAAGATCAAGGCAGCAGTAAATGGATTTTTACGTAAACAATAAGCCTCCATTTGGGGAAACAGAAAATGAATCACAACCCATCATAGTTACTGATAATATGGGTAGAGAAATATTTTGGGAAGATTTAGGAAGACCAGATGGAATCATATCTAAGTAGATGGTCTGACGATACAGAATTTATTGAGCTTTTTAATAAATTTAATAATTTGTATGAATTAAATAATCAGATAGATACAGCATTTATTGCACGACTTTATATACTAAGACAACTTGCAGCACAACAATCATCAAAAAATTTAAACTTTGCAGAATGTGGTGTCTATGCTGGAATGAGCATGCTATTTACAGCAGACAAATGCAATAAGAGATTTATAGGGGTAGATTCTTTTGAAGGAGTATCTGATAAAACAGAATTTGATACAGACTATTTCGATACAGTAAAACTTGATATTGATATGAAATATGCATTATTAACATTAGATGGAATTTCAAATGTTGAAATTTATAAAGGCTGGATACCAGAAGCGCTAAACAATCTAGATGAATTAGAATACTCTTATGTTCACATAGATGTAGATATGTATGAACCTACAAGGGATTCGATTTCTTACTTCTGGCCTAGATTATGTGATGGTGGCGTTATGATATGCGATGACTATGGTTCACATAAAACTACTGGTGCTAGAAAAGCAATGAACGATTTCTTTAAAAGATCTAGTATAATTGAATTACCTACTGGACAGGCAATAGTATTTAAGGGGATAACAAGTGGAGAATAAAGACAATCTTGAAGAAAATTTAGATATGGCATCATATATAATGATGCATAGAATATATGACATACTTACTTTGATAGCAACAAAATTAAATCCAGAAGATACTGCAAAAATGGTTGGTTATCATGAGCAGGGCTACCTACTTGGTCCACTTCCATCTTATTTATCGGATGAAGAATCTTTAGAAAAGTAGTTGACTTAAAGTATATATTATTTTACAATATCTTTGCAGGTTGAAGCATCCCGCATACTGCTCCCTGCATTGCACATCTGTGCAGCATGACCCAATCAGATCCGCCTCTGGTTGGGTCTTTTGCTATAATTAATATATTATGACTAGAGATCATTTCAAGCAGGTATACACATCTCCATACTTTCAATCTGATTACTATAAGAATGAAACAAAAAATGGTATTACAGAAAAAAAAGTAGAAGCATTTCTTTTAAAGATTAAAAAATATCTGGCTCTGACCAAACAAAAGAAGGCATAGCATATCTGGTTGGTCCTTCTCCGACCATCTTAACGCCATGCCAATATTCCTCTGTTGCTGGAAATACTAGCATAGACCTTCTTGGTGGCTTAATAGCTATTTGCTTCTCGCTAAAATAAAACTCTCCATCTACATAGTCTTCATTTATATATATTACTGCTGCCCACTTCATTCTATCATCAACATACTGGTCATAGTGTCCACCAAGTTCTGATCCAGTGTACTGCCTCTGAATAATTCCAAACGGTCTAAATGAAAGGTTGGCATCTTTATCGAATAATGATTCTAATCTTTCATCTAAGCCATACTGCTTAATGGTATCTACTATAAAAATTACCTTATCATTCCAGTTATGAGTAACCTCTAAATCTGTTTCCTCTAAATCTCTTGTGCCATATCTAGCTTCCGCCCTGTCTTTAATTCCTTCTAGATATGCTCCAAGCCAATCTTCTTGAGTCTTGCTTTCTGCAAGATTGTAAAAAAAATTACATTCTTCTTCAGAAATAAAATCTTTAATTAAAAATACGTTTGGATCTAACTGCTCAAATTCAAATCCAGCAGCCTTTATGTTTTTATCATTAATTTCTGGCATATTCATATTGTACAATATGTTGTGCTCCATGTAAGACTCGAACTTACAACATCATGATCCTAAATCATGCGCCTCTACCAATTGGACTAATGGAGCTTTGCTCTTCCCCCTGGATTCGAACCAAGATTGCCTGAGTCAGAGTCAGGAGTCCTGCCGTTGGACGAAGGAAGAATAAGCGGAAGGTGGGAGAGTCGAACTCCCAAGGGCTTTAACACCTCGACTGTTTTCAAGACAGCTGCCGTCGCCAATCGGACTTGACCTTCCTTAGTACCGCATCTAGGAATCGAACCTAGCGTGTCATAGACGAGGGATTTACAGTCCCCTGCCCCACCTTGGAGCATATACGGCATGGTGTGACGTGTGAGAATCGAACTCACGAATAGTCGGACCACAACCGACTGCCTTAACCACTTGGCTAACGCCACCGTGGAAACAGTAGGGATTGAACCTACGACATCCTGCGTGTAAAGCAGGCGCTCTTCCGCTGAGCTATGTTTCCTGAGTCTGATTAGCAGGACTCGAACCTGCGACCTCCTGCTCCCAAAGCAGGCGTTCTACCAACTGAACTACAACCAGGCAAAGACGGTAGGAATCGAACCCACGCCAAGACTTTTGGAAGGTCTTGTGCTACCACTACACCACGTCGATGAGCTTGACGTCAGATTCGAACTGACAACCATCCGCTTACAAGGCGGGCGCTCTACCATTAGAGCTAGTCAAGCCTGATCTTTCGATCAGTGGGAAGTCTAAGAATCGAACTTAGTACTTATGTTCTTCAGACATACGCTTTACCATTTAAGCTAACATCCCGTAGAGATAAATGGACTTGAACCATTGGCCTTCTGTGTATCAGACAGACGCTCTTACCAACTGAGCTATACCTCTGCACCCAAAATAGGATTTGAACCTATGACCTTCTCGTTCGTAGCGAGATGCTCTTCCGCTGAGCTATGTGGGTATAAACAAAAATCGGGTCAAATTTTTCAATTTGCCCGATTTGGTTTTATATAATAAAACTATTTCAGACAACACTTCCAATAAACCACACTGATGACGGCAGGACAAAATGTCCACGCTGTGATGTGGTCTGATATGATCGAAGTGTTGCGTTCATAATATATAGTATACACTTTCTTTTTGTTTTATGCAAGTACCTCCAACGGGAGTTGAACCCGTCTTGCCAGATTGAAAATCTGGAGTCCTAACCGATAGACGATGGAGGCTTGGCGGAAGATACAGGATTCGAACCTGTGGACCTTTCGGACTACGATTTAGCAAACCGCTGCATTCGACCACTCTGCCAATCTTCCGTACCCGTAATCGGACTTGAACCGATACATCTTGCGATGGCAAATTTTAAGTCTGCTGTGTCTGCCTATTCCACCATACGGGCTTAGTGTTCCCAGTTGGGCTTGAACCAACGACCCGCAGATTAAAAGTCTGCTGCTCTACCAACTGAGCTATAGGAACTTGGCGACCCCAACGAGACTTGAACTCGCAACCTCTACCGTGACAGGGTAGCGCTCTAACCAATTGAGCTATGAGATCTTGGAGCGGATGATGAGAATCGAACTCACCCCTTCTGCTTGGAAGGCAGAGGCACTACCAATATGCAACATCCGCATCGCTGGTCCAGCAGGTCTCGATCCTGCGACATCCGAATTAACAGTTCGGCGCTCTACCAACTGAGCTATGGACCAAAATATAAAACCCCTTACGGGGTTTTATTGTGAGCAGTAGGATTGGATTTCACCTACAAGGCCAAGTCAAAGTTGTCTCAAGTACCCCTTTTAAGCCTACAGATCTTTATGTTGCTAACATTGAGAGCTATCTCAGATCTTACGTTATCCCCGCTTTTGACACATTAGGATATTCTGTCATGCTCCAAGCCTACCGTCGTAGTCTTGTTTGTGGCGGATCTGGGATTCGAACCCAGGACCTAAAGCTTATGAGGCTTTCGAGCTAACCGAACTGCTCTAATCCGCTAAGTAACCTCTTTGGTGCGGATCTTACGATTCCCGTAAGAGGTGTTATGTATAAATTATATACCATTTTTAAAATCTAGTCAACTACTTATTTAAGCATAAATAATTATAAAATGATATAATCGATATATGCAGACAAATAAAAAAATTGAGGTAGTTGCCGAAAGATTAAGGCAAATAGTTCCTGACTTTACTGTTTCAGAGAGCTATGTAAATGCTGCTCAAATTATTGAGGCGGTAGAGTCTGTAAATAATGAAGAGGTGTGTGAGCCAACAGCATGATAAATTATCCAACTGGCAGCTGGGAAACAGACTTAAAGATCCCAGGAAACTTTGTTCGTGACTATACAGAATTAACAGAAAACATCTTAAACATTGATGATCAAGATAATGATCTTAGATATTTCAAGAACGAGAGATATTACATTCTATGGGAGTATGCTAAGAGTGTAACTGATTTAAATGGTGACTTTGTTGAATGTGGAGTATCTAATGGAAACTCTGCTTTTTTCATGGCCAAGCATTGTAAGACACATCTACACCTATTTGATTCTTTTGAGGGTGCTACTGATTTTACAGAGCATGATAACGACTACTATAGAGAAAATACTTTTGCTGGAAGTGCAAATGCAGTAAATACAGCTTTAGCAGGATTTGATAATGTTACACTTCATATTGGAGAAGTACCATTTGAATTTGATCAGCTTGGTGAGATATCTTTACTACATGTGGATCTAAATAACTATAATCCTACAAAAACAACACTGGAAGCTTTGTGGGAAAAAGTAGTTCCTGGTGGAGTTGTAATAGTTGATTTCCACGATTCAGTTTCAACTGGTGCAGAAAAAGCAACCCTAGATTTCTTTCAGGGACATCCAATGACAATTATGGCTACTGGTAAAGCAGTAATAATTAACGAATAATATTTTTAATTATACTGTATATCTTATGGTGCTGATCATCATCAGCATGCCTATGCACCAATAAATTCTCTATACCATTACTTTTAAACTCATCTATCAAAGCATAGAACTCTGATGAAGTTAGTAGCGCTACGTCTGCTGAATGTGACTTAGCATTGTTTTTAAATTCTTCAAGCTCTTCATGTGTATCTCTAATTACTGGAACTATAGCAACCATAGTTTTTCTACCATCAGACAAAAGCGTCTTATCATCTTTGTAGTACAAATAGCCAATGATTGATGTTATATTATTTCTATCAACACATGATATTACTTCTGAAGATTGTCCAGAGATAAGTATGTCTGGTTTATAATGCTTATCTTTCATAAGTTCTGTAAACATATCAACGTATTCACATAGGTAGTCTTTTCTATCAAATCTATGCGAGTGATCATTGACATCACCGAGGATCCCGCCAAAGTTTTTCTCGTGATCTTGTACTGCGCCAGCTACAAAATTAATCATTATACGATTTCTAGATATCTCATCTATGCTGCTACACAACATAGCAAGGTACTGTCCAGATATAGTATGTGGCCTTATAGCAATCATATATTTAAATCTTATTGAAGGATCAATTGCTCTAGCTACTCTGACAAAATTATCTCCCCACAACGGTCCAAATGGGAGCAGCATTCCAGAGAATCCATAGCTCTCTAGCTCGTAAGATCTTCTTCTTATTGTCTCTGAAGTAACTTTGCCTATTCTCTCAAACCAGTAGAACTTCATTTACGTTTTGCAGTCTTTCTCATGTGAGTACGAACACGGTGGCAGTTAGAACATACCACTTCACATTTCTTAATCTCTTCATCGATCTTCTTTTTAGATAGTGTTGGAATCAGTTCCATAACATTCTTATGCTTTACCCCACGGACATGATCAAAGTCCATAACATAATAGGGGTACTGTATCTTACAATCGGCGCAAGGATGGCGTTCCTTATAATCTCGTATATAATTTGCGAGGGCAGCCTTTTGTTTAGCTACAGAGACCTTCTCAGTCTTCATTACCCTTATTATATTATATTGATCATATTAAGTGCGAAATTCAGTGCGCCGTTGGGAGAGAAGAACATTTATTTGTAGGCCTAATCGGATTTGAACCGATAGTCGGTTGTATATAAGACAACTGCTTTTACCTAATTAAGCTATAGGCCCTAGAATATAAATATCTGCATTAATATGCCACATATATTAACTAGGATTGCTATAATTCCTACCCAGAGTATTGTCTTAATTTTAGTCAACTACTTTCTATGTATATATAATATATATTAATATATTTAATATTTTTTCTGTGTACCCATTTCCAGAATTTTAGATTTTAGGAAAGCCCCCCTACCCCCCAATTTTAAAAAAATAAAAAAGGCGGGATAGAGAAGCTAACTTAACTCTGGAAATATCTTTCCGTCATCATGAGTTTCAGTGTAAGCCCCCACAAACCGAGATAAGTATAACATTAGATAATTTGAAAGGTCAATAGGATCGATTCTAAGGACTTTACCCCCTGATTTGAGGTCTCTATGTCCAAGAGGGACTTAAAACGTCTCTAAAGGCTTCCTACGCCTTATTAGGACATGATTTTAAGTGATTGGTAAGTGTCATATAGGCAAAAGAAGATTTTACTTGGATCTCCCGCCCACATTTATCACATATAACGATTCTCATAGCGAACCTATCATAACATAATCCTAGTCAACTTAAAATACTTAATGTATAATAGAGATATGAAAGCAACTCAATTACACGATAAGATGTTTTACTACACCGACCTTTTGACAGATCAAGAGAAAGAGACAGTAAATAACATCTTAGCTAATGTTGATGATTGGGAAAGAATTTTCGATGATGGTCATGAATATGATCCAAATAGAGTAGATGGAGATGATAATGGATTCCAGTCCATTATGGTTATGTATAGAAAGAATATCATTCCACCTGCCGATCCTGAAATTAGAAAAATAATTGATGCAGCATACAAGAGAGCTCATGCTCACTATGTGGAACACTTTGGAATTACAGGAAATAATCCAGTGCATCCATTTAACTCAGTAGATAAGCATATGCCAGGTACAGCATACGCTACTCATATTGATAGTGCTCCAATCGGAGTAGAATCCTTTACTATGCTCTTTTACCTCAATGACGACTATACTGGAGGAGAAATTGCATTCTCAATTCCACGCAAAGACTATAAGTTTCATGTAATCAATGGTATTGTTCAAAATGGTCCAAGATCTAATCGTAGTCCTGAAGATCCAGTAAATAAGCCATTGATTGACTTCTGGCTAAAACCTGAAGCCTTCTCAATTATCATCTTCCCGCCTTTGTATCCATATATTCATACAGTGCATACGATCACTAGTGGATTTAAGTATTTGATCAAAGGTCATTGGCAAGTTAATAAGGCAGATATCAAACATTGGTCTGCAAGTCCATATGAAGGATTTAGCGATGACGAGATTGCTTCCAAAGAAGATATGAAGATGCGTCATGGACTTATGTATGAAGCTCTACAAGAGAGCAAAGATCTTGTTCCAGCCGACATTAAAGAATACTACATATAATCTTAGTCGACTACAATATCAATATCTACAAAATGTTAATAAAATTTTATTTTTCATTCTGATCATATTCTAGTCAACTACTATTTCATATTTCTAAAAATGTTAATATAATTTTAATTTGTATGATACACGATTTAAAAATGTCCGATTTACCCCATTAGTGTGCCCATATATCCCTAAATGTGGTCTATCTCACAAAGTATTTTTTCAATATGTCCCTAATGTCCGATTTGCGAGTTGAAATTTGTCAGACCCCCGTGTTAGTCTTTATATATAAAGAAAAACGAAAGGAGTCATAAAATGACTAACAAACTTTGGACAGAGATAACACTCAAGAACGGCAAGTTCCTTGAAGGTGTTGTAACTAGCGAAACAGAAACACATGTTTCTCTCTATAAGTTACCTTTCCCAATACTTAAGCGTAATATCGCTAAGCGTGAAGAGCGCAGACTAGTAATCACTAGCCAAGCGTTCTAGTGTGAGCAACACCACACCGAATAGACTTGAAAAACTAAATATAATCTGATACCTTATTACTAACAAAATGAAAGGAGTCAAAATGACTCAACTAACACAGGCGGATAGAGACCGCAATACACATGAATACTTCAAGGCTTTCGCTATTGCTCAGCAAGAGCGTAACCGCCTTATCCATGAGGCTAGAGTAGCCTCTTCACCATGGTTGCAAAGAGTCCGTGAGGCTCAAAAGAAAGTAGGTAATAACTAATGGGTTACAAAATGTCATGGGAAAGAGATTCCTCTTCAGATGAAAAGTTTGAGACTATTCAACACGGCTATGAGGTTGAGTATGATGATGAAGAGTTTGACCTAGATGTTGAACTTGATGATGTTGAAGATGTTGAGTTTGACTTAGATGAGTGGGAGGAGATGTAATGGCTACGCTACTACTAACCGCCTCCGTATTATTCGCTATTAAACAGATGAAAGAAGGAAAGTAATGAATAGATTTTTAACTAGTATGGTTCAGCTCTTTATCGCTATCCCCGCCCTATATATGGCGAGGATCGTAGGGCGTGAGGTAATCGCAGACATGCGAGAGATGTGGCACGAATCACATTAGCCTATCGGCGTGTCGCCTTGACAAATAGGCGATCCGCCCCCATTCTTTTGTGGGCGTTGTCAAGTTATTATACGGCGTGTCGTAAAATTCCCCTGAGATTTCTGTCACATTGTGATGCACACCACATGTGAGCTACACCACATTGTCCACTATGTCCGATTTATACCCTCATAAATGTCAGACCCCCATGGTAGTATTCCATACATAGAGTTAAACAAAAGAAAGGTGGTTCACAATGGACTACAACGATTACTACGACGAAATTTATCTAGACATCTACGAGGAATTTGGCGAATCCGCCGTTTCTGATGTAGACTATGCTAAGTCCCTACAAGATAAGAAAGGTCGTTAATAAATGACTCTTGAAGAATACAAGGCGCATGTAGAGGCGCAACGTCAAGCAAGCCTACAAAAGGCTATCGCTACAATGTCACAGGCTAATGCTACAATGTCACAATTGTTCAACACTAAGGAGGCAGACTAATGATGACTAAGAAAGACTATCAACGTTTTGCGGGTCTACTTAATTCAATAGAGAAAGGCTTTCCAGATTTTGAGGCTAAGCGTTTCCTAATTAACAACATGTGTGAGATATTCGAAACCGATAACCCTAACTTCAACCGCTCTAAGTTTATGGAGGCAATTCATGGAAAATAATCAAGACCCTTTCGGTTTTGCGAATGCTATTCAACTCGATCACCTTAATCTAGAACAATTAAAAGAGCTTGAAAAGATTCTAGAAAAAATAAAATAAAACACGGCGTGTCGGCTTGACAAAAGCTGATCCGCCCGCAAAAGCGTGGGGGCTTTTTGTGATTTAAGACACATTAAGAAATTCCCTGGAATTCCTCGGCGTGTCGATTTGACAGACAATTCGGACATTTTAATGTGACTAGCATCACATGAATTTTGTTCCATATATTGAGAAAAAGTCTTGACGGATTGGATATTTGTCAGACCCCTAGGCTATAATATCTGCATAACCTAAAGAAAGGCGGATTCCATGTCTGCAAATGTTTATTCTGTCCGTGACTTGCTTATCGGCAAGCGTTACACCTCTTCAACTCTTTCTGGAGTTATCGTATCTGCAGAGGAACACCCTCATGCAGTATGGTATGAAGGTTGCGATTCTTATCTAGTTGAGGTACAGCCTGATAACCGAATTTCCACTACATACCGCACAGTTGCAGTAAAGGTAGGTGAGTAATGTATAAATTAACTTGCCAATATGACTTTGAGGAATCACCTCATTGGTCTGCTACATATGAAATGGAATATGCAGCATGGGAAAATTTTTTCATGTTCAAGGATTGGGGATTAGCAAATGAGTATTCAACAGTTAATCTTTACACACCAACAGGAAAATGTTACACAAAAGTATTTTACCGAGATGGAAGGGTAGTAGTTAAATAATGATGACTAGAAAACACTTTGAGGCAACCGCCGAAATTCTAAAGTATGCAAGCAATAAAATGCACCCTGCATTATTTACTAAGATGGTTACAGATTTTGCGGAGATGTTTGCAAAAGAAAATCCTAACTTTGATGTAACTAAATTTCATGAAGCAAGCAATTACAATATGAAAGCGGTTAATTAAATGCAATTAGTTGAAATGTTTGTATGTTCTAGTTGCGAAGATTTTGGTGCAGTATATATTGAGGGAGATGTGTTAAGTGTTAAAAGATGTAAATGTGTTGTCGAAGATTAAACGCATTCAGGAGTTGCGGAGATCAAATGCCGCAACCCCTGTTCGCAATAAGAAAAAATACACACGCAAGCGCAAGCATAAAAATTCATATGAATGAATAAATATGCAGGCCCGCAAAACTGCGGGGGCCAAATGTGATTTAAGACACATCAGATAGATCCCCTGAAAAATACGGCGTGTCGTTTTTGATTTGTCAGTCCGTAATGGTAGTATTCTCTTAAATCGAACGAAAGGCAACACCCATGACATGTATCTCATGTAATGAGAACTCTGTCTCAATGACAGAACTCTACTGTTTCCACTGCTACCTTGACCGTGAAGTTGAGGCTATGCTAGAGTATGACATCATTGACCAACTATTCGTAACAACGGAGGCAAACTAATGGAATACAAAGTATATTGCATGAACGCAGACTGTTCAGATTCTATCATTCTAGATGACTATGAGTATGGCTTCTATGAAGATGACTATCTCTGCCCTAACTGTCAAAATGCTGAAGACATGTATCTTCATGAGTGGTATGATCATGCTGATGATAACTATGCCCTCGCTTCCGCTGGATTTGGTTCAGACGAAGACTATATGTGATTTAATTCACACCCTTCCCGCTTGACAAAGCGGGCTAGGGCCCGTAGATCTGTGGGGGCCAAAATCTTTTTATGTCAAGCTCCGACACACCCTGGAAATTGTGAGGTTAATCACAAAATATATTTGCGACACGCCGATAATAGATTAGATAATGTCGGTGCAACACGCTATAATACTCTCATACCAACAAACGAAAGGCACGACATGTCAAACATTATGCGAATCCCACACACAATTACTTTCATGGCAGAAATCAATATTGATAAGGTAGAGGCTAAATTGCTTCCAACTCTTATCTCTCTCTCGGAAGCAGAACTTACCGAAATGGTAAAGCAAACAACAATTCATGCTCTAGGGGTTACAAACTTTATTGCAGATGTCAATGAGGGCTCCGCAGGCTTCGCCCGTCTAACTATCGTAGAATAATTAAATGGGGGTACTGATTAAATGTCAGTACCCCCTGATATAATCTCCATATAATCAAACGAAAGGAAATAAAATGGGACACACAACCGCAGTAGGACTTGCAGAGGATTTATCACTAGAAGCAGGACTCGCTTATCACCTCCAGGCTAATCATTATCCACCCGTCCCCGTTGCTATGGTGCAACCTTGTATCGATGCTATCGATGCATACTTCGAGGAAGATTATTCCCGTGAGATTAATCTTCCAGAAGGTATCTCATGGCGTGGGCAAACTTCATGCCCTGCGTCTGCAATTGTAGATGCTCACCACTTAGATGCTTGGCTACCACAATGGGATGAGGAATAATGAGCGAGCAAGATACTAGAATTATGGAAGCTCTCCAGGACTACTATGCAAACCCTGGAGAGTATAGTTTCCAAGAGCTGGAAGATATCTTCGAAGATCGTGACCCCTTCGAGTTTATATGATAAAGGTCACAATTAAATAATTAAATAAACACGATAAATGTCGGTGGGGTCGTGTATAATACTCACCATAACCAATCGAAAGGAAACAAAATGCTAGAAATCGGACAGACCTTCACAACCGCCAAGTCAGGCGTTGTCGGAACTATCAAGGAAATCGTTGCTAATCCAAATGGAACACAGCGTCTTCTACTTGATGTAAATGGAAAAGACCGCTGGACAACAGCATAAACTAGAATCGAAACAGGGGCAGTTTAAGAGAGTGTTCTCGCCCAATGTCGTAAGTAAGAACTCTCTCCCTTAGGGGAAAATGTCAGACCCACCCACTATAATACAACAACAAACAAACGAAAGGTAATACAATGTCAAGAGCAATTTCAGTTAAGGTCGCAACTACTAAGGTAGTTAAGGCACTTGAAGATAAGTTAGCAGATAGCAAGAAGGCTATCGTTAATAACGAGAAGAAGCGCAAGGAATACGAGAAGGTAGAGAAGACTTGGGCTAAGGAAGTAGCAGATGCTGTATTCAAGCAAATCTCAAAGGCAGAAGTTTCTGCACATGAGAACTGGCGTAATGAAGTTAATGTAACCATCACACTTCCTGCTGGTTCAATTAAACTTCCTGAGAAGCCAACTATTGACCTAGAGCGTGAACTTGGTCAGTATGAAATTACAGAAATCGAGAACGCAATTCGTATCTTGAAGATGACAGATGAGGAAGTTGTAAATGCCTCAACCTTCAAGCAGATTGCACAGTATCTCTAAATAAGTTTGGCAATAACGCCAAAACAAAGCACCTGAGTAAGTGGATAAACTGCTCCCCTTGACGGGGTTAAATTAAATTGCTATACTTTATATCCCTACTAGAGAAAGAAAAAAGAAATGCGTAATCGCTTTCGAGTTGAAATCTATGACGAAGTAAAGCAGAACGATGTTACTATTTATTCCGAGATCGGTGTAGATAAAGAACATCTCGTTGAATTAGTTTATTCTAATATCAATAAGTTCGATGGTAATGTCAAAGCTTTCGTCTATGACATGCTAAAGAAGCAGAAGACAACAGCTGCGTTTGTTCCGATGGAAATAACACAATCAATTAAAACTAAAGCCAAAGCTTTCGCATAGTATGCGGGGCCCCGAAAGGGGCCCCCATAGCTGTGGGGGCATTTGATCGTTTACGTCAAGTACCAACACACCCTGAAAATTGTGAGACTGGTCACATTCTGATCATAAGATGATGCCAGACTAGTAATTGTCAGACCCACCTGTTATAATTACCCAATCAATCAAACGAAAGAAGGAAATCATGGCTCATAACCTCGAAATCGAAAACGGCGAAGTTGCATTTGCATTGCGTGGAGCACCTGCATGGCACAATCTCGCAAACCGTATCTTTTCACAAGATGAAGAAGTTACAACATCAACCATGCTTGAAGAGGCTAAACTTTCCAATTGGAATGTTCGCCTCTCACCTGTTGCAGAATATCTCCCTGAGACATGGAGCGATACATCAGATGCTCAACTAGTTTTGCGTACTAATCCATTTAATGGTGGAACCGACGTTCTCGCAACTGTTGGTAAGCGTTATAAGCCTGTGCAGAATGAAGAATTATTTGCATTTGCTGATGCAATTCATGATGCAGACCCTGCCTGCCGTTGGGAATCTGCAGGCTCATTGAAGAAGGGTCGTGTCGTGTTTGGAACTGTTGACATTCCTCGCACAATGGTTCTAGACCCACAAGGCGCTAATGACCAAACTAAGTTATATCTTATTGTTTGGACATCGCATGACGGTTCTGTTGCTGTTCAGGCTGCAGTTACACCTGTTCGTGTAGTTTGCCAAAATACTTTGAATCTTGCAATGCGTAATGCAAAGCAGTCATTCAAGATTCGTCACACGCAATCTGTCGACGGCAGAATTCAAGTTGCACGTGAGACTCTTGGTCTTGCTCTTGGTTACTTTGATGAGTTTGAGAAAGAGGCTCAGGCTCTTTATTCTCAGGCGATTACCGATTTGGAATTTAATAAGTTGATTACATCAATTTATCCAAAGCCTGAAACTGAGGCTAAGAATGCTCTTAAGCGTTGGGAGAATAAAATTGTTCTCATTAACGATTTGTATCACACATCACCAACTAACGAAACAATCAAGGGCACAAAGTGGGGTGCATTTAATGCGCTTACTGAGCGCCTAGATTATTTCCGCTCAGGTCGTGGTAATTCTGAAACACTCATGGCGGGTGCATCAGGATTTGACCCTGTTCTCACCGCAGAAAAGAATAAGATTCTGCAGGCGGTAAAAGCCCTATAAATTGGTGGGGCCCTGCGGGGCCCCATCCCTTAGGGATCTAGCTGAAATTTGACAAAACCGATCTGATGCCCCCAAAGCTGAACGCACATTTTTTGTGTTACGAATCACAATTTAATTTCCAGGAAATCCCACAATTTGTCAGTGGGGTCCGCTATAATACTCCTATAAAACGAAAGAGGTAAAAATGAAAAAATGGACTAAGTATTCGTTAGCATGTGACCCAGATGCTTGTGATACTTTAATTGAATATACAGTTAGAGATGACCGTGGAATTCCAAATGTGATGAACATCACATGTCCTTGTGGCAGGCCATTAACACTTTTGTCAGTAGCAGATGCTACAATACTCCCATCAACAACAACGAAAGAGGAACCAATGATTGAAAATGCATTGCCAGAACTAACTGCAAAAATTACAGAACTTGAACTAAAGCTTCAGCAAGCAGATTACTGGAAGGCTGAGCATGGTCGCATCGGCTCACAATTAATTGATTTAGTTAATAATGCATATGAGAACGATTCAGATTCATCAGATATTCTAGAATCAATCTGCGAGATTATCGATTACAATCCTGTTAAGACAGTACAGTTTGAGGGTGTAATCCACTTCTCAGGTTCTATCGATATTCCAATGAATGAGGTTGCAGACTTCGACCTAACCTCCGCCCTTGAAGATGTTTATGTAGACATCAACAACGGCAATGTGGTTATCGATAACTACGAACTCTATTCAGTAGAGGAGCCATACTAATGGATTCAGGTTGGGTTGGGTGTGATGCCTGCGCTTCGGCGCAGGCGTTATACCTGGTCAGGATGATCGCTGGAGAGCTTTATTTCTGCGGGCATCATTATAATAAAAATAAAGAGGCTCTTGACAAACAGGCCTATGAAGTTATAGAATTAGACAAGAAAGAACTAGTAGAAACGGAAGAAAAAATAAATGGGTGATAGAGCGAACTTCGCATTCGTGGACCGTAAGGGTGATTCAATTGTACTCTATGGACACTGGGCTGGACACCAAATGCTTAACCGTTTGGCTGAGGCTGTAGGGCATGCACGTCCACGCTGGAATGATTCATCATATGCAACACGTATTGCGGTCTCACGTCTCGTGGCGGACCAGTGGAACATGGAGACAGGCTGGGGGCTCAGTGTTAATGAGATTCTAGATAACGAGCACAAGATTCCTGTAATCGACTGGGAGCAGCAGACATTCAGTCTTCATGAGGAAGACGACTTTAGAAATGAAGATAACAAAATTCGAGGGATGAAGAATGAGGCAATCTTTACAATGGACTTGTCAACATTCGTAGAGAAATACTCGGACCATATGTTGCCAGTTTAAATGAATGGTGGGGAGGTTTCCTTTCGTTCTCCCTCCCCACACGGTCCCTATAGCTTGGGTGGGCTATAGGGGCCACTTTTTTATGCCCTCAAAAGCAGAGGGTAACATATCTCTTTTACGTATGTCAATAAAATTTCCTGGAATTTTTGATCAAACCTAACAAAAGCTTACAAAATCGGACATTTCAAACCTAACAATGTGCTGTGAAACACACCCAAATAGTATTCAATTTGTCGGTGGCATAGGCTATAATTCTCTCATATCAACGAAAGGATATAAAATGCCAAATTGGGTATCTAATTCAGTATCAATTGAGGGTAAGCCTGAATTAATTAATCAGATTAAAGAGCAAGTATCTAAGCCATATGTTATGCCTGTTGAGGCTAATGGTGATTTGGCTTATTCTGTTAAAGATGTACCTGTTGATTCCGTCTTTTCTTTTTGGAATATAATTAAACCAACAGATATGGAAGCATATCCTAAGCAACCTGATTTCAAATCAGATTCACCATATTCAGGTAATGACTGGTATTCTTGGAATAATCGTAATTGGGGTGTTAAGTGGGATGCAAATAGTCCTGAATTAGTTTATGATGAGCCAAATGGTGAGAATCACGTACTTGTATATAACTTTGATACAGCATGGGGAACTCCTAATACAGTACTAATAGAACTATCTAATCAGTTCCCGTCCGTTTTGATTACAAATGAGTATCAAGAAGAAACAGGCTGGGGTGGTTCAGCAGAGTTTGCTAATGGCAAAATGCTTTCTCATTCTGAATATAACTGGAAATGCTGGGAATGCGGTTATGAAGAATCAGATGAGCCTCCATACTGTGAAACCTGTGAATTCGATATGTGTCCTAAATGTGGCTATGGTGAGCCAATAGATGAGGACAGAGCAAATTGTCAGACCCATGGTGTACAATCAGAACCTACAAACGAGGGGGAATAATGAGCACAACATATAAGCCATATGCAATCCATGAATTAGTTACAGCAATCTATGAGGATAATTATTCTCATTTCGATTTTATGGAGAATATGAACGGTGGGGATTGCGATTGCAATCTTCACCAGGCAATGGCATTAATTCAAGAATATTGGGGGGAATAATGTTGGAAGAAATGATCGCCTATATGGAACTACATCTAATTAGTTTATATCAAGATGCAGAAAAGCTTCAAACCCAAATGGATGAATTTGAAGGTGACTATGACTCTGATGAATATGAGGAGTTAGAGATTACTGATATGAATAATACTGGTGAAATATATGCCACCTCCCACCTTTTGTCGGTGGCTCGTGATATACTGCAAAAAACAAACGAAAGGGCATATGATGTTGTTAGATAGAATTCAAAAACTAGTAGACCTAGGAGAATCTGGCACAGATATTCTTCATGGTGAATTAAAGAACATGATGTATGAATGTGAGCAAGAACTAGCACCTCTGCTAGAGAACTCAAATGAGTTGGGCTCAGATGAGGACTACGAAGATACTGTTCAACGTTTATATAACGAAGGATACATGGACGCCTTGACAGCAGTATATCAATTAACTTATCAATTGGCATTTGCAATATCAGAAAGGAATTCTAAATGAAGATATTTAGAGTAACTGGTGCTTTAACTAAACTGTACTATATGGATGTAGCAGCAGAAGATGGGCTCCAAGCCTATGATATTGCTGAATCTAGAAATACAGATGATTGGTTTGAAATCGAGACAGACAACGTAATTGAACTAGTGGAGGTATATGAGAATGAGTAATATGGACCTACAAGAGAAGACACGTATGACTGATACATATGCCAAGATTAATAACATCCTAGATGAGATTGGAGAACTTGATGTCTTCCCGCCCCTTACCTGGGTGTGGACATGGGATGTTGCTAAGTCTATCTATAAGGATGTGCAGGAGGGCGGAGACCCAGAGTACAGCACAGCCATGGAAGAAGAAGAGATGTGGGAACTATTCTGGACACAGGCTGACCAGAACCAATTCACAATCGAATACGGCTCAGAGCAACTCTATGAGGACCTGAGAGCCTGGATGCTAGAGGTCGGCATCGTAGAAGTCTATGATGGGGAGGAGTAATGACTGATCCATTTGAAGATTCTACTAAGATGAAACTAAGTTTGGCTAAACATTGGCTAGAACAGGGTCATGAAGATTTAGCCAAATCTATTATCAGGTCCATTGTAGAAGGGGGCCAAAAAATTCCTAGGGGCGAATAAACGCTCTTACGGACACAATTAAATATCGGCGGAAAATCTATTTACAAAATCTGTAAATTGATATATAATTAATACCCTAACAAATTATCTCGAAAGGATAAAACAGATGACAACAAAGCGTGAATATCTCAAGCAGCAGGGCATCACAGTCGGAGCTCGTGGTCGTTTCTCAGGAGCAGCTAAGGTAGCTCTCCAGGAGGCAGCAGCTAAGGGGATCCAGTTTACAGCAGAGAAGCCTACATCTAAGAAGGCTTAATAGAGTTGGGGAGGGTCCAGAGTTTCGGTTCTTGACTCTCCCCACATACTTTGATACAATGCGGGGTTACTAGAAAGAGGCGGATATGAAATCAAAAGAATCAAAGATAGCAGAACAACTTACTAATGCAGTAGAAGACCATTTCTTTAATCCAGCAATATTTGGTCGGTATCTCTCAGACCAGCCATATTACACAGTTGATAAGGTAATGGAAATGGTTGTCCAGGTAATCCATACAATGTCCAATCGCTACGAAGTAGACAAGTTGGACGGAGTTTCATCACATGGACTCAAATTAGCAAATGAACTAAAACATGCAATCCAGGCAATTAAGGAATTAGAGGATTTATCTAATCTAAGATTACCTAAGTAGGGCGGGACCGAAAAGCTTTCAAAGCCTAGTATTACTCTTGATCCTATATAGATCATAGATCAAACCAATTAGGACATATTGTACAGATTTGTACAGTATGTCCTTTTTGTATGTTTTCATATGTGGGCCAATATTTCTATTTACGGATCATATATAAATGTCCCTGAAATTGTGGGCCAAATTCTTCTATTACGAAGCTATTGACAAAATCCCTGAAATTTGCATACAAATGTCGACAAATCTATATAGATATAGATCTAAATAGATATAAATAGATCTAATTTCTCCCTAAATTGATCCCATTATATGAGATTTTTATATGGATATATTGACAGAATTGGGATCGATATGGTAGAAGTGGAGCAAAATGGAGGATTATGGTTAAGAATGGAGGGTGTTCAATTACACATATATATCTTTGTCGACAAATAGACAGTTATTCTCATCTAATTAATAGCATTTACATTCTATGATTGTCTCTAGAATACCTCTAAAAAGGCTTCTAAGGGGGTTTTAAGAGGGTTTTAGGACGGGGGGATAGATAGACCTAGGACTTACTTCTTGCTATTTTCTGTGGACACACAGTCTTTGCAAACATTGTCCTTGAATAGCTTAACGCTTAAATTGGCATCTTCTTCGGTGTATTCTATATATGCTTCAAGGTTATCTAATATACTCATAATGTATCCTCTAGGTCTTTATATCTACTTGGATCAGCTAATATCTCATCTTCCAGCCCCGCTGGAATATTATGTCCTGCATCTCTATGTTCTTTAATATGGTCGACTAAAAGTTGATCATTATCTATATGAATAGATCCATTATATAGAAAGCAAGCTGAGCAACATATATCTCCTAATACGCTAGGATAGATATATATATCTGAATCTGAGAATCTACTATATGCCATTAATTACTTCCAAAGGCTATAGCCATTATTGATCCCGCTTCGGGATCCATGGCGTCATCGATATCTTTACCAGATTCATTCTGGCAATTGCCATCGTTTTTCATAGTATAAGTATATCATGCCAGGTACTGGCGGTGTTGTCTCTACCGTCGCACTTTTTCGCATCACTAATTGCGGGCTATATAATCAATATAATTATAGTTGACTATTCTGATCTATTTTCTTTATCTAATTTAAATAGATCATTTATGTATTTGGCTCCATGAGGAAGCTCCTGCTTTAGTTGAAGCTTACCGTATTTATTATATGTCTTAAATAGGAAGTCTTCATGATTCTTCTTCTTAGCCTTACGTTTAGCCTGCTTCTTAGCATCTCTAGTACTCATCAGTATGGACCATATCTCTGAAAATGCAAGTAGTTATAGACTTCTTCTATCCTACCGTTTTTAATTAAATCTACTGGAACCCCGCCAAGAGCAGTATTATTGCCATATAACCACTTTAAAACGTTTCCAGTATTATCTCCAAGTATGTCAAATAGGAAATCTATGGCATCATTGATCTTCTGGCTCATTACCAAACCTCATCTATATCAAATTCTGGCCCTATTGATTGAAGGGCATATCTAATTGCATCACCCAGATTTTCCTCTGGAATATCATTGAAGTAGTACTTCTTCCGCTCTTTGTTGTATGACCATGAACGCCATCCATCCCCATCATCCCAATATGCCGATCCTGGAGTATTATCAGTAAGTCTTTTATTTATTTCTTTATATAGCTCTACTTCTTCTGTTACCGCCTCATATAGTGGTTTCCAGCTGAATATGCGTCTAACTAACCAATCAATCATCTGCTAGCCTTTCTAGTAGTTCTTTATCTTGCTTACCTAGTTCCGCCACAATATTCTTTAATCTCTTATATCTTTCAAAGTCGAACTCTTTATCAAACTTCTCTTCGCTAATCATACATTTGCCACCATTTCTTATTGTCTTTTGATTCCGCCTGCCTAATCATATCAGCCTGCTGCTCTTCCGTCAATGTTCTACCAGCTAAAACCATCTGATTAAATACATGTGGGAGGGCATCAACATGGCTATATTTATGATATGTATATCCAATACTTATTCTAAATCTAATTAGATTAATGTCTATACTATAACTATAGCCATCATTTTTAAAGTCTAAACCTAGGCTCCAATGACTCCAATAAAACCAGCTGGCTTCGATCCAAGGTCTTATTTTAGGATTGCTGTTTATCATTTATTTTCCAGTCCTAGTAATATGTTCTTCCAAAAAGAGTTCCACAAGTTCCGTCACCATTATATCTACCAAGACTTTCATCTAATTCTTTCTTTTTATTAGAAAGAATCTTTTCAGCATGTTTAGCATTGTGATCAGTTTGCCATTTAGAAAAATAAACTGAGTTATCTGTATCTATTGTGCCACCACATACGCAAGTAGCCTTATATTTTTTGCTCATTTATGATTCCTCACAATTCTTGATCTAGTTCTTGCTCGCCATTTTGGTTTAGTAATTGAAATATCCTTAATATATGCAATACTTCCGTCAGGATATTGAGTATATTCTATTGCACCCTTAGCTAAATGTTCAAGGTAATAGGTAGGCATAAGTATAACATCTTTTGCAGAAATAGTAAATGTTTTTTTCATCTGCTCATATCCTCTGCTTTATATTTACCATCTATATCTAGCTGATAAGATAATGTTTGCATTTCAAATGGTTTTGCTGGATCATCATTTGGATCTTCTATTCTTGCTATCAAATCAGGGACAACTGGGATTTTAATTGTTAATGGCATATGACCTTTAAGCTCAATTGGTTTCCCATCCTGACTTCCGCCAAATAACTCAGTTTTCATTATTTACCCCTAGCAATACGAACACAATTTTCAACTATTGGATTATCATGATACTTCTGTGCCCACTCAAGGATATCTTGAGCAATTTGCTCACGCAATGATGTAACTGCTTCTTCTACTCTTTTAGCAGATTCAATAGCAAATCTTTCATTTATTTGTGAAAGGAGATCGTTATTATTCATTTATTATTCTCCATCCAAAATATAAATGCAATAGCTAAAAATGTAACTATAAGTGCTGCTGTCATTGTTTATGCCTCTTTTTTCTATTTACTTTAACCTGT